GGTGGTCGCCCTCATGGGTCGCACTTCCCGACATCCGCCAACTGAACTTTCTCCAGAAGCAGATGGATGCCCTCGCCGAACTGGCGGCATTCCCTCGGGTGCTGGTCCCCGATGGCATGGAAGGGGTAGTCGATCTCCGAGCCGGTGGCATCACCTACTTCAACGCATCCGACCCGAGTGCCAAACCGCAAGAGTGGGCGACCCAAGGTCGATACGATGTGGGGTTGGATCGGGTCCAAGAAAAGCAACGGCACATCAACGAGGCATTCTCGGTCCCACTCTTCCAGATGTTCACGGCGGAAGAATCCCGCACTCCGAACCGCATGACGGCAACCGAGGTGAATGCTCGCAATGCCGAGCGACTGGCGAACTTCTCTCCCACCTTTGCCCGACTCACCACCGAACTGCTCATCCCTCTTCTACAACGGACCTACGGCATTCTGGCGCGGCGGGGAGAACTTCCGCCACCTCCAGATGCACTCATCCAACAGGACGCAAAAGGGGAAATGTTCGTTCCCGAACCCAAGGTGGTTTTCAACTCCCGCATCGCCCTTGCCGTCCGCGCAATGGAACTTGCCGCCACCGAGCGCACGATGTCCCGCGCCCTCGCCGTTCAACAGGCGACCGCCGACCCGAGCGTCATGGACAACTTCGACATCGACAAAATCGTCCGCGAAGGCGCGTTGGCGGAAGGCATCGATGCTGACTACCTCCGACCGATGGGCGAGGTTCTCGACATTCGCACCGCACGGCAAGAAGCACAGCAGGCGGCGGCACAGGCACAGCAGGAAATGATGGCGGCGGAAATGATGCAGAAGGCGGGATCGGTCAAACCCGATTCGTTGCTGGCACAACAGACGAACCAGGAATCTATCGACCCAATGGAACTGGCATGAGTGACCTTGAAAAAAAAGTCCGCTCCGCGAAGACCCTCCTTGCCTACGGGTGGTTCAATTGCACCGATGGCGAACTTGTCCTTGCTGACATGGAAAAAGCGTTTGGCACTAATCTCCCTGCTTTCACACCTAATGCAGACGGGTCATTCGACCCCGTCCGAGCCGCAGTCCGAGACGGGCAAAGGCAAGTCCTCCTTCATTTGAAAGCAATGGCGGCAAAGTCCCATGAGCAAAGCAACACACCCAAAACAAAAGCCAGAAAAGATTGATCCGCCGGTTCAAGACCCGCGCCTCGGTGATCTCGACCCCGAGTACATCAAATGGCATGAGGCGAACCATTCCGCCGAGGAACACCGGCAACGCTATTTCGACCGCATCCCGCATGAATATGCCGACCAATTCGGCATCCATCGTGTGTAGCAATGGGCAAAACTTATGTTCACATCCGAACCAACAAGTCCCGTCATCGACGGAAACGCCGCAATGGCGGCACAGGAAAGCAACACCTCAACATTGAGCGCAACCATCGCGCCGACCAGCAATGGGACGGCGACGAGTGGTCTCCCTCAAGGGGGTGGATCAAGTCAAAACCAGGCAAGTAGCACCGGCTATGTAGACCCCGAGGGAAAGTTCACCGAGGGTTGGCTTGACCGGCTCAAGGGCTTCGATGATGCCAAGCAAATACTCGGGCAATTTAAGGATATGGATGGGGTCTTCAAGACCCTTGTTTCACAGCAACGACTCCTCGGGAAAAAAGCCGATGCAGTCATTGTCCCGAACGAGAAATCCTCACCCGAGGAATGGCAGGAATTCAACAAAAGGATCGGGGTTCCCGATTCGCCAGACGGGTACAAACACATCAAACCCGCGCACCAGTTGCCAGAGTCAGATTGGAACGAGCAGATAGCGACCAAACTTGGTGAGGTTGCCCACAAGAACGGAATCCCTCCCAAAGCATGGCAATCGGTTTTGGACACATTGACCGAGTACGCCTCCCTTCAAAACGAATCAGAACAGCAGGCGAAAATTCAGCAACTCGAAACCGAGCGCAAAACGCTTGCCGAGGAGTGGGGCGACAAGTTCGACATCAATCTTTCCAAAGCAAAACGACTTGTCCAGGTGGGCGGCGGGGATGTCAATGATCCCGCCTTTGCCTCATCGGGTGTGGTCAAGATGCTGGCGCGGATCGCAGATACCCTGTCCGATGACCGCCTTGTCTCGTCCGATTCCGCCGCGACCATGATGGTGGGCAAGGCAAGGGCGATGGACATTATGAAGAATCCCCAAAATCCGTTGCACCAACGCTACAAATCTGGCGACCGAGAAATCGCCAATCTGGTCACAGACCTTCTGAAGTAGCACAAGCAATCGGGGTGCTTCAGCAAGCGACCCCGCCTTCCTATGAGGGCGGGGTTGTATTTTTTATTTGACGGGTTGTCTTCGCGGGTGTACGCACACCTCAACTTCTCCGAAGGACAATCTCTTTCGGACCCATGTAGGGGAAGTTGACCCGCATCCACCGAACCCCATTCGGGACAATTCGCAAAGGCGGAACAAGCAGTCAGTCAACTCAACTTCAACTCAACACCTACAATGCCTAATCTAACTCAAATTCCCGATCACTATGTGATCCAGTACGAAACCAACTGGCAGATGCTTCTGCAACAGATGGATTCCCGTCTCAAAGAACGCACCAAACTCGTCCAAGCAAACGGCGCGGCGGTTCGTTTCAACCAGATGGACACCGCATCGATGTCCCAAGTCCTCGCCCGAAATGGCGCGACTGTTAACAACGACATCACCCTACCGGCTCGGTGGGCATACCCCGTTCCTTACGACACCTCGTCTTGGTTTGACGAGTTCGACAACATCTTCCTCGGAAGCGTTGTTCTCCCGACCTCCGAGGTCATGCAAGCCCAGGCGGCGGCATACGGACGCACTTGCGATTCCGTTTTGATCTCCGCACTCCTCGGCAATGCGACGATCACCAACACGGCGAATACTTCTGCTGGTTTCGGTCTGAACAACACCACCAGCACGATTCCGTTGCCCAACACCCAAAAGGTTGGGGTCAACTATGTCGGCGGCGGTGGTACTCCCACCAACACCGGCTTGACCATCGCGAAAATCCGCGAAGCGAAGCGCATCCTTGATGCCAACGAAGCACCCGCCGAGGACCGCATCCTCGTTGTGTCTTCCAAGGAAATCGCCGACCTCCTCGGAACCCAGGAAGTCACCAACCAACTCTACAACTCTGTCCGCGCCCTTGTGGACGGCGAAGTGGACTCCTTCCTCGGATTCAAGGTCATCCGCACCGAACTCCTTCCCGTGGCGACGAACATCCGTTCTTGCATCGCCTACCAGAAGAATTCGGCGGTCATGGTCGATGGCGGTCGCAAGACCTACATGGACATCCTTCCCGAAAATCGCCACTCACTCCAAATCCGCTCGACGGCGGTCATGGGTGCAACCCGTCTCCTTGAGAAGGGTGTGGTCGAAATTGCGGCGGATACCACTCGCTAACCTCACAGGTGGGGGTGACCTCGAAAGGGGTCACCCTCACTTCCCCTTTCAAAAATGGATTCGACAACTATATGCAACATCGCCCTCGCTAAAATAGGTGACCTGTCGATCCTGTCTCTGGACGATCCGACTCCCGAGGCGCGTTTCTGCAAACTCTTTTACACGCCGACAATCAATGAGTGCTTCCGTATGCACGATTGGAATTGGGCGACCGGCTACGCAAAACTTTCTCCGATTGATCCACCGCCAGAATACGATTGGGCTTTTGCTTATGGACTGCCAGTCGATTTTGGGCGGTTACTGACCTTCAATACCTTTTCACCGGCAATGCCGGTTGTGCCTTACCAGATTGTGGGGCGCGAACTCTACACCGATGAGTCCGATGCGGTGATTTCCTACATCAAGAACATAGTCGATGAAAACTCGTTCGACCCGTTGTTTGTCAATTTGGTGAGTCAGTTTCTTGCGGCAAAACTTGCCCGACCCCTTGCCGGTGGCATGGACATGGAAAAATTGTTCAACTCGCAGGCACAGGCGACTCTTGCCGAGGCGCGGCGGATAGATGCCGGTGAAGGCATTCCCAAACGCAAAATGGCATGGGTCGATTCCGACCTCGTCCGAGCGAGGTATTCTGGAGTCATCTGATGATCAACCAACTCATCTCCTCTTTTAATGCCGGTGAGTTGTCTCCCTACCTCGAAAGTCGAACCAACCTCGACAAGTACCGCAATGGTTGCAAGACGCTCGAAAACTTTCTGATCACCCCTTATGGACCGGCGAACCGGCGAAGTGGTCTTGAGTACCGAGGTGAGGCAAGAGTGTCCTCCACCCGTTGCCGGTTGTACGGGTTCAACGCCACCGCCGTGGACCGATACATTTTGGAAATCGGGGTTGGCTACATTCAACTCTGGAAAAACGGAAGCATCATCCGCAACACGACTACACAAGTCCCGATTTCGCCTGTCTATTTGAACCTCAACGGAACCGCCGCATCTCCCCAACCGGCGGCAATCCATCCATACCAGGAAAGCGATTTGCGCGACCTCAAGTTCTGCCAAGTCAACGATGTCGTTTACATAGCGCATCCAGACTTCCCGCCGATGCGGGTTTCCCGTTTTAGCGACACCAGTTGGACGATAAGCGAGGTGCTGTTCAAGTGGCATCCCGTGTTGGATCAGAACATCACCGCCACAACCATCACCCCAAGTGCGGTGACCGGCACAAACATTACTTTGACCGCCTCCGCGCCCTTGTTCTCTCCTTCCCATGTCGGCTCGGTTTGGCAAATCGATCATGCGGTTTCCAAGGGGGTATTGACTCACAACATCACGGCAAACAACACCTCGGCGGTTTTGACCATTGCCGGTGCATGGCAAGTGCAGTCATTTGGCAACTGGAGTGCGGATGTAATTCTGCAAGCATCGGAAGACGGCGGGACGACTTGGGACAACCGCCGCACCTATGTGTCGCGAAACGACTACAATGCCTTGTCCAACGGCACGGCAAATATAACCACACAATTCCGTTTCAAGGTTGAAAGCCATGCCGCCTCCTCTGGCGGTCCAACTCCGCGCATTCAGATTTCTGCTCTTGATGTCACGACAAAAGGGCAAGTGCGAATCAAAAGCGTGACAGGAACGGCAACAAACGGGTTGCACTCCACCGCCACCGCCGAGGTGCTATCCACCCTTGGTAGCAACACGGCGACCACCATCTGGTACGAAGGTGCGTTTTCGCAGTTCCAGGGCTATCCCAATGTTGTTGGGCTACATGATTCCCGTTTGATTTTTGCAGGAACAGCACGCAAACCAAACACCCTCTTTGGTAGCGTCACAAACGATTTCCAGAACTTCCAGACAGGTCCACTTGCCGCCGATTCTTGGCAGTTGACTTTGGCAACCACGACCGGCGGATTGATTAACTGGATTGCTTCCAAAAGCGAATTGTTGATCGGCACTTCTCTTGACGAGTGGTCTTTGAGTGGCGGGGATAGCGGACAGGCAATAACGGCGACCTCGGTCCAAGCAAGGGCGCAATCGCAGTATGGCTCGGCAAACCTTCCCGCTATTCTGATTAACGACACCATCCTCTATGTGCAACGGATGTCCCGAAAACTTCGCGAACTCGTTTACACTTGGGCAAGCGAATCGTGGATTTCCAACGACATCACCGCACTCGCCGAACACACGACCAGAACGCACATCTTGGAAATCGCTTACCAACGGGTTCCCGATGCCGTTTTCTGGTTTGTAAGGGGAGATGGGCAACTGGTCTCCATGACCTACGAACGCGAACAGCAAGTAGTAGGGTTTGCGCGACACATCACCGATGGGATCATCGAATCGGTCGCGACAATAAACGGAACCGATTCCGAGGACGAGGTGTGGGTGGCGGTGCGTCGAACCATCAACAACCAGACCAAAAGATACATCGAAAGGTTCCGCCTTGGAATGCGTCCAAACCTCGACACCGGCAATAAACCCGAGTGGTTCTATTTAGACTCGGGCGTGAGTAAGGGACCGGCGACCTCGGGTGGTGTGCCAATTGTTGCGACCTCTCCAGGTCCGACAATTCCTACCTCGGTAGCACCGGCATCGTCCGCGACTATCACGGGACTTTCGCATCTGGAAGGAAAGCGGGTTGCGGTGTGGGGCGGGGTCTACAATGCCAACACGCAAGAAATCACCTACGGCATCGTGACTCCCGCAATTGATCCGCTAACAGAGCAACCGATGGCGGTCACAGGGGGACAGATTACATTGCAGATACCCGTGTGCGCTTATGCCGTGGGATTGCCGTACACCTCTTTGCTTTGTCCAGAACGGGTGGACACACAACTTTCGGACGGCACATCGCAGTCGCGCAAAATGCGAATTCCTCGGCTCAATGTGCGACTCTATCAATCTTTTGCCGGTGAGTATTCCTCCGACCAAACCAACTGGTTCCCGATGGTCGCACGGCACACGACCGACTACATGGACGATTCTCCTCCCGTCATTTCCACTTGGACGAGGTTGTATCTCTCCAGCAATTGGGCAGACGGGGTCGATATCTTCATACGCCAAAACCTTCCCATTCCTTTGACCATTGCCGCCGTTGTGCCGGTGTGGGAAGTCAACGAAGGATACAACTGATGAGAAAAAACAACCGCACTCCCGAGACCCGTGAAAAATTCGGCAAGCGCATCGATGCCCTCGAAAAAGCATTGGTGATACTTACCGAGCAACATGGACCGGCAAACATCCCGACCTTCCATCGGTTTGTGGATGGTCTGTACATCCGCGAAATTCACGCGCCAGCAGGGTCCATTTTCACATCTTTCACCCACAAGACACGCCACCCGTTTGTCCTGTCACAGGGGGTTTGCGACATCTGCGACGAGTATGGTGAGGCGACTCGTTATATTGCGCCGTTCACAGGCGTGACCGAAATCGGGACTCGGAGAGTCTTTATCGTCCGCGAAGACATGGTGTGGACAACCTTTCACCGCACCGACTGCACCGATCCAGACGAGTGGTTGCGCCACAATACCTACATCGAAAACCAAACCCTACCGGCATCGTTTGTGCCGGTGGGCATCGAACACAAGGAGGTTCTGCCATGTCTTCCATAATTCTTGGGGTTGCATCTTTAAGTCTCGCGGCGGCGGGAACAGGCTACAGCATTTATGCAGGCGAAAGGGCAAATAGCGCATCACGCAAGGCGGCGGGGGAAAACGCCCGACTGCAAAGAATGCAAGCAACCGCCACCGCCGCCGTGCAACGATTCCAGGCACAACTTAACTACAAAGTGGCTATGGCAGAAGCACAGGTTG